GAGGCAGGACCGGACGAGTGCGATACTGGCGTTGCGCTCACAAAGGCCATTGATGCTGTGCTGGCAGAAGATACACCGCTAGTGAACCACACCATCGAACGCTGCGCTCAAGTGGTGGAAGGAATTTCAAATCGGGATGCCTGTCTCAAAGCAGCTAAACCTCACTTCGCCGCCGCCATTCGCAAGCTGAAGGAGGTAGACACATGATGCACTCATTCAACCAACTATGTGCATTCTGCCACCTGCCTCTAGCTGATGGAGAAGGTAATGACTGTTGGCCGTTTATTGTCTCTGGCCTATGTTGCGATGATTGCGATGATACTATCGTCTATCCGCACCGTTGTGTCATACTTGCAACTCCTAGAACCACCAATGATAAGGTTCACTAGCATGGCAGACAGAGAGAACATCTGGCTACAGCCGGGTACTAGAGTGCACATGCTTGTCTACAAAGACGGCAAGTGGCAAGTGTGGACTAGCACTAACTCTCGCAGCGGCGACAGTGATCTGTGGTGTGGCACCTATATGGAACTACACCCCAATGGAATGTGTATACAGTGTACACGTACTGAAGCGTATGTGAACAACATCGTAGTAAGACCAGCAACAGGGGATGCAACATGACTAACAACGGTGGTAAGCCTTTGGTAGACCAACTACATGAACAAGCTGCACGCGGTGTAGAGGCTATCCAGTTGATAGTAACTGAACGTGATGACCTACGCCTACAGTGCGACCGTATGAGTGCCGAGCTAGCACTCCTGCGCGAACGTAACAACCAGCTAGACAGCAGGTTGAAGATGGCTAGCAGTGAGCGCGATCACTACATGCGCCACGCTGTTGAGCTAGTGAGTAGACTGAACAACATTCAGTTGTTGATAGTGAGTGCAGTAGAGGAAGCAGGTCGCGTAGCCTATCGACCATCGCTTGTAGGCAAGGCACAAGAGCGTGAGACAGTAAGTAGTGAAGATGTTAAAGCTATCGAAGGCATCCTGAAGCGTCTACCACAGAACAATGGGGATACAACACAATGACTAACGCTATAGGCTTCTACAACAACGGCACTCTAGACCACCGTGCATTCACCATGCTCGGCCTCAGTGCTAAGTCAGATGACAAAGCCATAGGCTTCTTCGGCACTGGCTTCAAGTACGCTATCGCTACACTCTTACGCCACGGTTGTGACGTACAGGTGTGGACTGACACTAGGGTGTATGGTTTCCATACTAAGCATGGCAAGTTTCGCAACAAGGAGTTTGACTTCATCTACTACAACGATGGTGGAGATGAGCGTGAGCTACCATTCACTACTCACTTGGGAGCGAATTGGAAGCTGTGGCAAGCTTATCGTGAGCTATACACCAACGCACTCGACGAAGGCGGCGGCGTAGCATTGATTGAGAACGTAGATGACTACGGCGGGCGACTTGGCGACATATGTGTGTGTGTCATTGGTGATGAGTTTGTGAAGATATACGAGCAACATGCTAAGTACTTCCTCAATGCACCTGCACTGGCGCAATCATTTCGTATGCGTTGCGTTGAGAAGATAGCCGATAGTGACAACGTTGTATACTACAAGACCATGTACACCGGCACTAAGTTGGACAAGCCTACTCACTTCACTTACGACTACACAACTACAGTGGAACTGACTGAGGATAGAACTATAGCAGATACATGGTCACTACGCCACCACATCAGCCACCTGTGGCTAGAGCACATGAGCTATGACTTCCTCATTCAACACCTACCAGCCATAGCCAATGAGAAGATGTACGAGAACCAACTGTCTGCAGACTATTGCACACCTAGCGATGACTTCAATCGTGCATGTGCGTACTTGAACCAGCACCACAGAAGTATGCCTCTGTGGGCGCGTGATGCATACAACCGTAGTCGCCCATTCGATGAACAAGTTGAGCACTTCAAGCCTAACAGGTGGCAGCGTACTCAACTCAAACGTGCCATTGCTATCCTACACTACAACGGGAGCATGATTGACCCTGCTACTATAACCACGTGCGCTTCCCTGCCTGAAGATGTTATAGGCTTGTACAAGAACGGCACAATCTACATCACTAAGGAAGCGTTCGAGCGTGGCTTCTTAACACTACTCGGCACTCTCTACGAAGAATACACACACTTAACTACTGGCTACGAAGACGGCACTAATCGACTACAGAACCTACTCGTAGACAAAGTAGCTAACTTGATGCAACAAGTCTACGAGATGGACAAAGACACTGAAACTGAGGGGAGTGAATGACTATGCACATCGTAATCCTAGGCGATCCTATCAACGGCTACACCTTCGTAGGTCCATTCCCTACTAAGGCCGACGCAGAGCTATACATCGACGAAGATGGCAGTGACGACTGCGCGTGGACTGTCATGCTGACAACACCGGGGGAGGTTAAGGACTAGTCATGTTGCAACTACTCTACTACTACAAGACAACACTCACTGTGTTCGTTCTCGTCTACCTACTGCCCGTCATTGCGTTCATCTATGCTGTCAAACACCGACAAGTGTTGAGCAAGATCAACTACGCTGCATGGCTGGTAGGTACATTCTACGGTGGCATGACACTATGGAGCTTGTACTGGCTGCTCTTTAGTGGTGAAGCTAGCGCTAGCCGGTGTTGGGATGGAGGGCATTTGATATGTTAAGCGCACTTAGTAAAGACAAACGCACCGCTGCTAGTCGTCCACAGCTAGAACATCGTCACTTCGCTGTGGTAGCTGCTACTATCAGAGAGATGCAACCTGATAGCTGGCGTCGAAGCACTGCTCATCACTTCGCCAACAGCTTCAAGCGGACAAACACTAAGTTCGACTACAGGCGTTTCCTAGCTGCTTGTGGAGTAGACGATGACTAAAGACAAAGTGCCGCAGCACGTTAAAGATCAACGTGCTGCGGCTGCTGCTGGTAGAACTGTTGGCAAACGCACCAAGCAACTGCGCCACCACCGTGAGCGTAGTGAGAGCTATGACGTATTCCGTCGCATCAACATGCACAATGGTGACAAAGATGTGTGTTGGGAATGGCTCGGCGCTCACGGCACAGGCACACGTGGCGAAGTACGCCCGCGTGTATGTATCGACAAGCGTCATTACTACGTCTACCGCGTAGTCTACGAGCTTTATACAGGGTATAAGCTGCAGGAGCGGGAAGTTGTCCGCCATGTGTGCGACAATTCGTGGTGCTGCAACCCATATCACATGTTGATAGGCTCACAAGCTGACAACGTAGACGACATGTTGCAACGCGAGCGCGTAGGTCTGAAGCACTACCAAATCCGTCGCATCATGCAAGCACTAGAGGTCGGTTGCACTGCTACTGACGTATGTGCAATGATGAAACAAGGCTACAATCTATCACTAGACGAAAGCGTGGTGCGCAAAATCCGTATGCGTGTGATCTACAGGCACATTGACTGGCCGTGGGGTGATGCTTATGCCAACGCGCGCAAGCGTAGATTGGCAGAGTTAAGAAATCAACGACTTGCATCTGATCCTAAATCTGCTATAATAAGTGATAGTCAACAAGGAGCTACAACACATGGCGAAGAAAAGGAACGTAAAGATGACTAGTCCTGAGAAGAAAGAACTACCACTCGAAGCACGTGCTATACAATGTATAAACACATTCCTAGCACCGAAGACTACTCAAGATGCAGTGGACCAAGTGGCTGCTGAGTTCTTGACTGCTAACCTACTCCGCACACATGCTGAGAAGCGCTACGAAGCTGCTAAGCGTTCTATAGCTGCAGCGCACGAAGACAAGATCAATGATGTGCGTAATCGTGCTAGTGAGAGCATGATGAAGTCAACTATCATGCTCTACGGCAGTGATTGGGTGTTGAACCTGAATGCTAACCGTCCTGCTACACGTTGCGACGTTGATGAGCTACGAACAGAGTTAGTAAGAATGGGAATAAGCGTTGATGTGCTAGACGAAGCAATCGCCAAGGTAACAAAGAAGTCTACGCCAGCGTTAGTAATCTCTGTCACTCCCGTTGCGGGGTAATACACATGTCCAATGACGACAACGGCAAAGTCGTCAAGCTGCGCCAGCCTCAGGTCAACAAGCCTGTGGCTGGCGTTGGCGTTGGCGCAAGTAGCAGTGGCGCTAGTGTTGATGAAGCTATCAATCCTAAGTCATTCATGAACATGTCTGACCTAGAGCAAGACATGTTCCTACAGCAGCTACGCGAACGTCGCATGCGCGTGGTTGAAGTACTCAAAGCAGCTAAAGCTGCTAAGTCTCAAGCAACTTCAATAGCTGCCAAGGTCAAGCTAGAACGCAAGATAGATCAGTTGGAGAAACAACTTGAACGCACCACCAAGGCGCTCGATAAGCTCGAAGAACTTGTATACGATGTGCGTGCACTTACTCTCCAACACACCGATACAGACATTACAAGGGTCGCAGATAATGTCAAGATCACCACCGACAACGGAAGCAAAGGCTAGACTAGCTCGCCTCCGCTTCAAACAACAAACCACCAAGCGTGCACGTATTGACCTATTGCTGCAGCCTCTAATAGCTGCAGCACTTAAAGGCCCATTCGTGCGTCATCTTGCAGTCAACGAACGTGCTGGTCTAATTCAATTCCGCTTCGCTGGTCGTCGTGTGCAGTATTGGGTAGGTGCACGTAAGCTGTTAGTCAGCAACGCGATAGCTTCTACAGTGTATATAGACTACCAGCCCGATCAGCTAGTACGCGATGTGGCTGTGACTAATCCTAACTGCGCTTTCAACTTGTAGGAGGTTAATGTGGTGAACTATGTACAGAGAGCACGTGATGTGCGTCTGCTTGTGAAAGAACACGGAGTAGAACGTGGCTTGATTAAAGCCGTAGAAAGGCTGAGTGAGGATAATGAACTACTACGTCAAGAGCTAGCTGGCGTGGTGAAGACAGTCGATGTGATGGCTAACATCGTGTCTGACATATCTACTGTAGGTGCTAAGCTGAAAGACGACTTCGCTAAGATGCAACGAGACTTCCGAAGGGGAGAGGAACATGAGTGATGGCTTCAAAGTATACAAGCGCAAGTCACGCATAGAACTGCGTCCATACGTGTTCGGTGAGAACTTAGATGGTGTTAGCATATCAGCACCCGATAAGAAGAATGGCTCACCTAAAGTTGGTGACTGGATAGCTCGCAATCCTAAAGATCACACTGACTTGTGGCTAGTAAGTGCTCAGTACTTCGCTGACAACTATGAGGCAGACGAATGACAGACCTAGAACGCCTCGAATTAGTACTCCGTCGCGTGCACAGCGACCTAAGCAAAACTTCACGCTTCGCTGTCTCTGATGAGTTGTTGGTGTTGAAGTGCATCATTGACGAATTGTCGAAGATGAATGCAGACGTTAACAGGAGGCAAACTGATGTTGATAAAACCAACAACTGACAAGACGCTGCCTTGGGTAGACTACTCTACATTGTCTGCTGTGAACGTATGTCCGAGGTGGGGGCTAATTCACAACTGGCACGGCAAGCACTTGCCTAGTGGTGTCGAGCGTGTACTACCACTTGAAGCTGGCCGTGCTATGCATGATGTGTTCGCTTGTGCTCGCCTATTCGACCTGCTAACTGCTAAACCTGAACTGCGTAACAACATCAACGCCTACGCAGTGCGACTATTCACTAACGACATGTACCCTGAGCGTTGGCAGCAAGCCATGCGCTACTTCGACACTGGCGAAGACAGTGAAACGCGCTGTATGCAGATGGCACTCTCGCTGTTGGAAACCAGTGGCTACAGTGACGATCCACGTGACACTCGTCGCACACAGGCTAACCTTGAGAGTGCAGCTATCTCTTATATCCAACGCTACCCACTAGGCCGCTTCATTCCTATCTGCAACGACGACGCTACACACATCGGCGTTGAAGTGCCGTTCGACCTAACTCTCTACAGCGACGACAACAAACCTGTCATCCGTCTAGTAGGTCGCATCGACGCTGTATGTTTAGACACACTACGTCCTAGCGACAAGACGCCTGAGGTGCATGAGAATAAGACAGGCAGTCGCATAGACACTGTATGGTCGAGTAGCTTCGACACCAGTCACCAAGTAACCGGCTACTGCATAGCTATGTCATGTGTACTCGACATACCAATCCGCAACGTCGTCATGTGGGGACTACAGATACCAGTGCCTAAAGCATCTAGCTACACCGATGGCATCATGCGCTACCCAACTAGCCGCACTGATGAAGCCATCTACGAGTGGATGCTGTGGGTAGAACACACACTAGAGTTGATAGACAAGTACGAGAGCGATCCTACCAACGCACCGATGTACACTCACTCCTGCAATCGCTACTTCCGTAGCTGCTCACTCATACCACTGTGCACTGAGACACGTGAACAGCGCAAGCACATCTTCGACAATGAGATGAAGCAAGAACGCTGGTCGCCGTTGGAACAAGACAATCTAATATAGCAGTAGTTGCATGTAATCCTGCATGTGCTATACTATGTATAACAATGGGAGATGGTAGTGGAACTAAAGATTGAGAAGCCTACAGATGTACCAGCCCGCATCAGCATGATACTGTGGGGCGATGCTGGCAGTGGCAAGACCACACTTGCTGCAACTGCCCCCGGTCGCAAACTATTCCTGCTGCTCGATCCTGATGGTGACATGAGTATTCGCAACATGCCTGACTGGCAGCGCATCAATCTTACTAAGGAGAGTAGCGTCGATATTGTCAAGGAAGGCATGAAGCCTGACCCTTATACACTGTATAACATGCTCGGTGACTTTGACACCTTGATTGTCGATAGCCTCACCAAGTTCAGCGAACATGCGTTGCAGTACGCTGTACGTGTCGCGCCTAAGTCCAGCATCGAGGCTCCCGGCTTGCAAGGCTATGGCTTGCGTAACATCTGCGTGTCGTCGCTCATCTCCAATGTTCTCCGCATCACAAGTGCATTGAACAAACACGTGATCTTCATTACGCATGAGAAGGACGCTGACAGAAACGACGATGGTGCGATCATTAGCGTGTCGATGTTGCTCGGTGGGCAACTGCCGAACATCACTAGCAAAGACATTAGTGAGGTGTGGAACCTTCGTGACCATGCTGGCAAACGCTACATTGCTATTCGACCTGAGCGCTTTCGCTCACCTATGAAATCTCGCATGTTCGACATGACAAGTGCTACGAACTTCGAGTGGCGCTACAACTCTAACACTGGCAAAGGTCCGACGATAGCTGAATGGTGGCAGACATACACCGCCAACAACTACGCTAAGTTACCAGTGCCAAAGTGACACCCACTACTTATAGTGCTTACCCAATACACACTGAGCTAGCTGTAGCGGCTTGTTAGCTCTCTAATAGTGTGTATAACTAGAGTGCCGCTCAAACCAAGGAGCCATATATGGGCATACTAAACTTCAGTCAGAACATTGCAGATGCAGAACCACCTCCGCAGCTACCTGCTGGCGAGTACAAGGCAATCTGCACTGCAGCAGTTGATAAGATGGCAGCATCATCTGGCAATCCGATGCTGACATTGACACTACAAGTGCCGCGTAGTGAGTTCCCTGCAGACTTTGATCCCGGTGATGGTGTTGATGAGTTGACATTCACTCTCAACGTTGTCAGCCGTGACATTCCTGCAGACCGTTGGCGCATGAAGAACACTTGTAAAGCATTCGGTGTTCCCATGTCTAACAGTATCGACCCTAACGACTTTGTCGGACGCGAGGCTCGTGCTCGTATCCGTATGGGCCTCGATCTGGAAAAAAACCCACGCGCGGAAGTTGGACAGGTATTGCCTCTCTAACTTCTACAGTGTATAACGACAAAGCTAGGTGGCAATGTCGCCACCTAGCACACCCTAGTAACTCTTACAAGAGGAATTTGCAACAATGGCAGTAGCACCTGTCCGTAATACCGCTGGCAAGAAGCCAGCAAACCGCGCACCTCAGAAGCGCACCTTCCACTTCTTCCTCAAGGTTGTCGATGAAGCTGGCAATCCCATTCAGGGTGCCAAGCTGAAGGTTGACCGCATCATCACTGATGCACGTAAGGTCATCGAGTTCATGGACACACCTGATTATGCGGACATGGGCCTCACTCGTGTTAAGCATGAGGTCATCTCTACTAAGCGTGGCGAACAAGACGGAGCTACACAAGTCGGCTAGACCCGCAAACACCTAGCTAACGAGTGTGGGGCAGCGCCGCGTGTAGTAGAGTATCCCCTACGCATATGCGGCGCTGTCTATATTAATAAGCGCGAAACCTAGCGCTGAAAGGACATACGATGGACTTAGCTTTGGACGTTGAACAACAACGTGCAGTTGACATGTGCACGGACTACACAAAGCGCCTAGTGGCAGTAACAGGTGAAGCTGGCACAGGCAAGACAACAATCATCAAGAACACCTGTGACATACTCTCACAACACGCTGGCGGTGGCAACTTCACCATCGCCGCTCCCACCGGCAAAGCTGCTCGCCGCATACGTGAAGCTACTGGCTATCCAGCACAGACTATTCACAAGTTGCTAGAGTTTAACAGGCCAGATGTAGATGAAGAAACAGGTGAAGCTACATCTGTCAGTCAGCCTAGCCGAACACGACACCATCCACTCGATCAACGCATCATCATCGTAGATGAATATGCAATGGTCGGTACTGGCCTACACCGCGATCTTGTTAGTGCTATTCCTTCTGGCGGTTGTCTACGCGTGTTTGGCGATGTACGGCAGCTACCCCCTATAGAGAACAATGACCTAGCTGATCCTACCTCTCCATTCCAACGCTGCTTGGAGATGCCCAACACCTTCACGCTACAAAACATCTACCGCCAAGCCGAAGGCAACGGTATCATCGAAGCTGCGCGGCGCATAACTCGCGGCCAGTTCTTTGGTAGCAATCCTGACGTAGAGATACGACTGCACGACGCTGTACTACACAGTCTCTACACCAAGCTCGACGACGACAAGTCAATCGACTGGTGTAGTCTTGACAATCAAATCATATCACCCGCGCGTAAGTCTGACATAGGTACTATCAGGTTGAACAGCATACTACAGGCACGCTTCAATCCTGAGATGCCCGGTAAGACAGAACTACCGCGCAACAAATGGGAGGCTAAGAGCCGTGTCTTTGTATCAATCGGTGACAAGGTTGTATGCAACACCAACAGCTACGATCTACGTGATTATAGCGAGCGTTTCGCTGAGTACGACGCTAATGGCGTTGGCCTCATTGGCAGCTTTATCCCATGCCCTGATACGAAGCAAATGCTCAATGGTGAAGTTGGACGCATTCTCAACATTGATGAGTATGGTGTCCTAGAGATTGACTTCGGTGATCGTGTGGTAGAACTACCACCACGCATCAACGACTACAACATGCGTAAGCGCTTTCACTACCACTACGACCCGCGCAAGGCGATTGAGTTAGCATATGCACTCACGACACACAAATGTCAGGGGAGCCAGTATGATAACATCATCTACTGCATGGCTAGTTGTGCGTTCTTTAATCTTAGCCGTCCTAACTTCTACACTGGTATTACTCGTGCTGCTAAGCACGCAACCATTCTAACAGATCAACGCAGCTTCGCCACATCGCTCAAGTCGATGGGCTGGAAACGGAAGAAGACCACATGATGAACACTGCTGAATTGAAAGAGCGCTTCACATTGCAAGCGCAGACTGCAGGCTTGCAAGTAGAGTGTGCAATGGGCGGCACTATGAACGCCACTCTCGCTATAATAGCAGAAGCTCCCGGTCGCAATGAGATAGCTCAGGGCATTCCGCTAGTAGGAGGTGCTGGCAACATACTGTGGAAGGCAATCAAGACACACTGCCCTGAGGTCAAGCGTCATGAGTGCTACATCACCAACGTAGTCAAGCGTCAAGTTGCCTTCGACACTGACATTAATCGCAAACCTGTTGGCAAGCATGAGCTGACAGCGTGGCAGGAGCTATTGCTGTGGGAGTTGGCTATGTTGCCTAACCTACAACACGTACTCCTGCTAGGCAACTTCGCAGTCGAAGCACTCACTGGCAAGAAAGGTATCACCAACTGGCGTGGTAGCATCATCGAGTGCAACTTGCACAATCGCAAGCTGACTGCAGTGTGCACCTACAATCCTGCCTTCTGTGCACGTGACCCAATGGCGCACATCGTGTTCGACATGGATATAGGCGACAAGCTACGGCCAGTTGTATTAGGGAGATACAAGCAGCATGACGTATCGGTGCAGATCAATCCCACCTACAAGCAAGCACTTGAGTATATTCGTCATTGTCAAACCTCACCTAATCCAATCGCGTCGGATATTGAAGTCATCGGTAACGAGACAGCTTGCGTGGGCCTTGCAGCCTCACCGTATGAAGCCACTTGTATCGCATTTCGCAACGAGGAAACAAACTTATACAGTGTACAAGAAGAACACGAAATTCGTCGCCGTCTGCAACGACTTTACTCTACGCCAACTGTACGTGTGGTGTGGCAGAACGGCGGGTTCGATATGGCGTGGTTATGGTTTAAGGATCGGATACGCTGCAGGCCCGCATACAGCGACACGATGCTTGGTCATCATGTTCTATATCCCACAATGCCACACGATCTTGGCTTCATCGTTAAACAGTACACCACACACCCGTTCTATAAGAACGAGAAAGACGAGTGGCGACATACAGGTGGTATTGACAACTTCTGGATATATAACGGTAAAGACTGTGCACTCACGCTTGCGTCGAATGCTCACATCATCGCGGAGCTACGTGAACAAAAGCTCGACAAGTTCTACTTCGAGCATGTGATGCGTCTACAGGCTCACTTAGTGTTGATGACAGTTGGTGGTGTGCTGAATGATATGAAGCTACGCGAACACATGCTCGACCAAAACACACCGGGGAATTTGTATGACGATTTGCAGCACAAGCTAGCTGCATTCTACGGAGCTTGTCGTGAAGCTGTGAACGATCCCTTCTATACACCGAACCCAAACTCCCCGAAGCAGATGGCAGAGTTGTATTTCAGTAAGCTGAAGCTAGTAGGCAGAGGCACTAGCACCGATGCTACCAATCGTGAGTTGATGCGTAAGCATCCACGCACAACACAAGCTGCACGTAAAGTCCTCGATGCAGTTGATAGCTACATCGAGGACGATAAGTTCTACAGTGTATATGCATCAGCCAAGCCGGACGCCGATAGTAGGATGCGCTGCGACTACAGGCAGACCGGAGTACGTTCTGCGCCCGGTAGGCTTAGCAGTGCGCAAACACTGTGGGGCAGCGGCGGCAATCTGCAGAATATCCCCGACCGTGCGAAGGAGATGTTTATAGCTGATCCCGATTGCTGCTTCATCTACATTGATGGCTCTCAAGCGGAGGCTCGCGTCGTCGGCTGGCGATATAACATCGCAACGTGGATCGACCAGTTTGAGAGGGCTAGGCGTGACGGCAGCTACGACTGTCATCGCGCCCTCGCCAGTGACATGTTCAATGTACCGTACAACGAAGTTCCGACCTTCGACCGCTACCCCTTGGATGAAGTTGCCGCGAAGCGTGATGGCATCGCATACAATGCGGACATGGCGGGGAAGCCCACAATCCGTTACATCGCTAAAAGGTGCCGTCATGGTCTTAACTACCGTATGATGCCTGACCGTCTAGCTCTAACAACAGGCTTGTCACTATCAACAGCAAGTGAGGCGTTTGTCAAGTACCACAAGCTAACACCTGAGTTGAAGCTAGGATGGCAAGCCGATCTGAACCGAGTACGCGGTGAGCGTGCTATCTATAACGCCTACGGACGGCGATACGTTCAATTAATTCCAGTGACCGAGGAAAGCACCGAGGCGATAGTCGCCTTCTACCCACAGTCCACTATAGGCGACCACATCTGCCGCGTCATATATAAGTGTCACGACGATGACAAATGGCCCAAGGGCAAGGCCAGAATAGCGCTCAACACTCACGATGGGCTGATAGGTCTAGCTCGCAAGTCAGTAGCCAAGCAGGCACTACGTGTGATGGTCAAACACGCTGAAGCACCGATGCTGATAGGCGGCAAACAACTCATCATCCCTGCCGAGTGCGGCATTAGTGTGCCGGGGGATGATGGCGTACATAGGTGGTCAACGATCAAGAAGATCAAACAAGCGGAGATTATGCAGTAGCAACTACTCAGCACTAGCACCTGCGCTAGCAGTAGGATTGCTAATGCTCTCACGCAACATCTCGTCAATCGCCTTCATCGTTATCGGTCTACCTTGCAAGCGTGGAGCCAGCACCTTGCCATACTTGTCGCCGACAGTCTGCTCGAAGTACTTGGTGGCTAGGTGCTGTTGCTCCATGTTGTCCTGCATGCGACCGATGATGATGTTCTGCCTACGAGTACGTTCCTCTTGTGGCAGGTTATACTGCACAGCAACGGCGCGGTTCTGATTGCTCAACACGTTGTATTCCTTGTGCAGCTTGCCGAGTGTGCCAGTCGGGTTCTGCCACGCCTTCACATCTTGAGCAATCTTAATCAACGTCAAGTCACTCAACACTTGTGGCGCTATACCGCCAGCCTGTTGTGCTTGCTGCCTACGCAACTGTGCAGCCTTGCCAAGTACATCATCACGCATGCCTGAGATTGACCTGATGTACTGCTGATTGTCTTTGACATACTGCCAAGCAGGTGTGCTGACTTTGTAGCGTTCCTTGTTCTGCCATATCAACGGCACATCTGGCGCGTTGGTAGTGGCCTTGTTGTATATCTCCGTAGTAGCAGCCTTCAATCCTGCAGCGAAGTCTGCACTCTGCCTAGGTGTGAGAGACCCTAAGCCACTACCAGCCTGAGGGTGAAACTTTGCAGCGTGTAGTGCTACATCTGTACTTGCTGCCAGATAGCTACCAAAGGCACCGAACAGCGCGTTCATTGTCAACGCTGTAGAGTTGCTGACTTGACCTAGATTGGTAACGCTCTCTGACTGCGGCCCTGAACGGAATGCACTACCGAAGTTGCGTATCCACTGACCACCTCTTGTATCAGCACCTTGTGGGTCTAGCTTCATACCACTCTGTGCGAGTAGTGCTTGCAACAGCGGCGGCATAGCAGGTGTCAAGCTGTCTATCCATATCTTCGGCAGATCATGTGCTATCGGTCTAGGAGTAGCACTGCCGGGTATCATGCCCATCATTTGCATCATCGCCGTTGCGCTGGCAATGATACCTGTGAAGTCAGGCGGCAGTGTTATACGGTAGAACAGCTTGCGATTGAAGTTAGGGTTCTCACCTTTGTACCATGCCCACAACAACTGTGGTGTAGGTACATCGAAGCTACGCCACCTGTCATACTCAGGTGTACGCTCCCAAAGGTCTTTCCTGCTTTCCTCATTCCAGTACGTGCGCCAGTAGTAGCTCTGTCCAACAGCATACGTCATCAATGCCAGCCTAGGCAACATGTAGCTAGCAGTTTCAGGACTACCCATGTGCCTCATCAAGTGCCACGCACCTAACTTCGTCTGCGACAGGTAGGGCATAGCAACTTCTAAATCCTTCATGCCCTTGCTAGCTGGCACCTTCGACATGTCGCCACCAATAGCACGTGTCTCGTACTGCAGCTTGACCATCTCCTTCTCAGGTATATTACCGCCGTACTTGGCATGTAGCAGTGCATAGTTCTCGGTGTAGAACATGCGCTTTGGAGCGAGATACACACTGTCAAGCACATCTGTGTAGAAGCGCCATGCACCTTTCAATGGACTAGGCACCATCTCTTTGATAGCTTCATAGTGCCCACGCACCTGCGCTACATTATCTATGTCTCTGTTACCACGTGCTGCACCAAAGCGCTGCATCTTGACAGTGGCGAAGTTCTCAGCCATTGAAGCAACCTTCAACGACGCGCCGACCATCGCATGATAATTCCTCTCGCCTACAGCACGGCGAAATGCGTTGAATGGTTCTAGGCTAGACAAGCCATCAGCGATCTTGCGCGTTGCATAGTGTGCAAGCATCTCCGATACAGCCATAGCCGCATGATATGGCACAGTGACCAGTGCAGTAGGATCGGGTATACGGCCTATAACGTGCTTAGCAATGCTCTCAGGCAGGAAGCGGTTGCCTAAGTAGCTCAGCGTTCCAAACGACCTGTTAGGCATGCGCGTTAAGATGCCCACTAGCAGATCATAAGCAGCACCTTTGAGTGTGAAGATAGGATTGCCACGACCTGTAGTAAAGAACTTGAACCACCTACTCGTGACACCTAGCGTCTTCATCATGCCGTTGAAGCGTACAGGGTCTTGTCTCAGCCACGCTGCATAATCACGATCACCTATCTCCCAGAACTTGACGTTGCCGTTCTCCCACTGAGGCACAACATGAGGATCACTCATTGCCTTCTGTACATACGGCGTTTCAAGCTTATTATTTGGTATCCACTCCGCATTAGTAGTAGGATCACGCATGGCGCGTATGTTGCCATTGCTTACTAGGTCAGATGGCGTTCCATCTTTTTTAGTAGTCAGCAACCTAATGCCTTCATTGCGCGACCGAGTTAGTGCTTCCTCTCTGTATATGTCCTGCGCGTATCTAGCTATGGAAGTGCGCGGGTCTTGTACAGCCGTAATGCGTGTCTCAGGTTCATTCAGCCCACGTACAGGTGGCACCTCTCGCTTGAACTCATGTATAGGACTTTCACGTGCCATTGCTCTAGTAGCACCCTCGGCGTCACGTGTCATAGCGTTGTCAACGCTGTTCATGGCTGAACGCCATACGCGATTGAAGCCTGTTAGTCCTTTCAGTGGGTCATTGATGATAGGCATGTAGTAAGGGTCTTGTGCACGCATCCTAGTAGCAGCAGTCGGACTTTCCTTACCACTACTCACACGCACCGCAATCAAGTCATCATTCATCTTCTTCCACGCATCCCTGACCTGTTGCATCTCAGGCGATGGATCATTCTCGAATGCGTGTGCTATAGCTTGCTTCTGCGAAGTAGGTATCTCCGGTAGTGCAACACGCGCACTTGCATCAGCGTCATCTCTGAGGCGTGCTAGATCAACTTTGGCCTTGGTCAACTCAGTGCTGCTAGCAGGGTCTTTAAGTGTCTTCTCTAAGTTGTCGATCTTCTCTACAAGCTCACGCTCAATCACCCTATGACGCGACATAAGCGTTGACATTATTCCGCCGTCTAGCGCAGCACGCATGTCAGCATTGGGTAGATTGTCTATTGCTTGAAACAACTCACGTGTGACAGCTTCAGCCTCCGCGGGCGCTGTATCATGCAACACCGAACCACTACCTGATCTAAGAGCCTCCATCCAGTTCGCTTCATCACCGCCATGTGTGCGTCTAATCTCTGCCAGTGGTCCATAGCCTTCATCAACAAGCTGCGTTGTAGCTCGTTGAATGAGACTAGTAGGCTTGTTCATAGTACTCTGTGAAGGCTCAGCATGTAGCTGTTGCTCAGCACCCGCGACGATAGTAGGCTCACCTACACGTGGCTCAGCAGCAGTACGTATGTTGACAGAACCTTGTTCTTCTAGCGCACGTGCAGTGCTAGTACGTGCAGCTTCACTAGCAGCTAACACCTCACGACTGCGACCTTTGACAGCGCCGACGAGTGCGGCTAGCCCTGCTATACCTGCACCTGTTGCAGCTAGTGCACCAACGCCAGCACTATCAGTCGGCGTAGGAGTGAATGCTGTAGGCTTGTCTTGTGCATAGCGTATAGCTTGATCTATGCCAACACCAACTGCAGCGTTCGCTGCTACGTTTGTCCCGGTGTAAGGCATAGTAAGTGGAGTGAGCAACTCAGCACCCTTGAGTGCAACACGACTAGCGGGGTTATTGACAATCGCGTTAGTAACTGCATTGCCAGCAGCACGAGTACCCAACTTAGTAGCCCAACCAGCAGGGCCAGGTATAAGTGCACCACCTGCAATCTCCGCAGCGCTCTCCGTCCAACTGCGTTGATTTGAGGGACGCTCGTCACCTAACAACCTACGCACAGTGTCCTTAGCTTTCGTTGCTAAGTATGCACTACCGCTAAGCTGTTCGGTGGTAAAATCCTCGAATTGTTTAGATTTCTTGTACTGTTCCAAGCCTGAGTTGATGGTATCATCATCCAGTTGTGGATTGCTCGCCTTCCACGAGTTAGCAACCTCATTCAAGTGATTGGTGATGTTCTTCTGTGCGTCTTCAACCTGAATGTTCTTGGCGAACTCATCCATGAACTTTGTATCATCTGCATATGATCTGTATAACGCACTGGCACCTGAGTACGCTAGCCCCGGTAGTGCGAGTATGTCAGTAGGCGTAGTAGCAACACCAACAGCGAGCGACTTGAGGTGATCTTTGATACCACCACCACCAGCTTGCTCAGCTAGCACATCATTCGGGTCTTTGCCGTACTTGGCGATGTACTCATCGCGCGTCATATCGACATAGGCATCACTCATTGTACTTCCTCAACAACAGGCTGCTCTACGTCCTCTAGTGGCTGTTGTTCTAGCATCTCATTAGGAGCGAGTATCCTGCCTGTGCGTGGGTCTACTCTAAACACACCTGCACCACCGGGAGGCGGTGGCACTGCAGTGCCGCTATTGAATACAACACCACCCGGTATGGTAGACGCAGCAGCAGGAGTACCGGGCTTAGGTTGTTTAGTAATCAAGTCAGGCGTCAACTGTGGTACAGGAGGTGTGTAGTACTCACCACCACCTGTCATCGGCATAGTCTTTACTCGCTTAGGTCCAGTATCAACAGGTATACCAGCGTTAGCCGCTGCATCACCCTTACCCCACTTGGGCCATACGAACGGCATGCTCTGTCCTACAGGTAACATGCCCTCACCTGTTGCAGCTATCATTGCACCGAGTTGGTCATTAGAACCAGCAGCGGGCATGTTAGGATCGACAACAGGTGGCGGTGGTGTAGGTGCACTAGGACCACTCAGTGCTGTAGAGAAGCCGCTAACCGACTTCGCCGCCCTATTGTAGATAGCATCAGCAATCGACTTGAAGCCTGCAGCGGGCGATACGTATTCAGGTGCGTGCTCGTTCATGTCATCTACAGTATAGCCGCTGTTCTCTGGCGTCGTTGGTGCTGTGGGCTGCGCAACAGGTGGTGCTTGTGTAGCTTGTGTAGTCGGCTGTGCAGTCTGCGGAGTAGGCTCGCTGGCAGCAGCGCTCATGTCATCAGGTATAGCTGCAATCTGTGTTTGCGTGGGTCTAGACTGCGGCAGTGGTACGTCTATAGCCAGCCGATTGACTTGTGGCTCACTAGTCATACCTTGCGCTGTCATAACAGGCGGCGACACAGGTGCACCAAATGTGCTGGTAGCACCATACATGCTAGGCTTCCTAACAGGTGCAGCGGCAGCCTCAACAGTAGGAGCAGTGGGTGATTGTTGCGTGGGAGCAGTTGTAGCAGTGGCAGTCTCAGTAGGCTGTTGTACCCCTTTCAATGCAGCAGCACCAGCGGCTAGTTGCTGCGGCGTGAAGTTTCGCGCCGAAGGCCCACCGCTCTGCATGTGCATACGATCATACGGCACACCGCTGTTGAAGTGTCCACCCCATGTGAACTTCTTATCAGGATGTGCTTGTAGTTGATAAGCTTTAGCTGCAGCAGCAAAGTTCTCATATACCTTCCATCCCGGCACATTCGGATTGCCGAGATTGGGTATCTTTCTGCCTTGATCGTCAATGATCCTAACGTCGATAGCGCGACCGCTAGGGTGCCACGGTGTCCCGCGTGTTCTGCGATCTACAGTCGAAGTCACTTCAACGCGATAGCCAGCGGGCAGTGTGCGAGATGCTTGTCTCACAGTGTCAATCAACCACGGCTGCACATTGATACCACCACGCGTATAGCCATGTGCACCACGCTCATCAACACGCACATCACCTACATCTGGCACTCTACCGGGAGGCCGCGGAGCTACATCGGAGGTAGTTGCTCCTGCTCCTGTTCCTGATCGTCCACTAGGAAACCTACCGGCATCGCTTGTCGGCGGTGCCACCTCCTGACCTGTTGGCGCTGGCTGTTGCGCAGGTTGTCTAGGCACCTCTTGACCACGTACAGTCTCAGCTAAATAAGGATCGACCTTGCCCTTGACGAGTTTGTTGTAGAAATCACCGACAGTGATGTTGCTAGGCACACCACTCATAATGAGTGTGCGCGAGTTGTCACGAACACTGCCGTCAGGGTTTTTCACCTCAGGCAGTATCCTAGTCAATGGCGCTTGTGAGTTTAGGTGCAAGTTAGCAAGCGCACGTGGACCAGCAACAGGTCCAAGCTGTGTCAACATCAGTATCTTCGGCACATCATCCACAGTGTTGCCTAGCGATGGCAACTTAACACCGGGAGCAGCACCTTGAGCAGTGCCAGTCTCACCAGCGAACTTGTGATAGGCGTCTATACTGCGGCGCATGTTCCGCGCAGCATGCTCACCCATCCTGATAGGATCACTAGTCTCCTGATCGCTAATGTTCAACTCACGACGTAGTTCTGCAGTAGTACCGAACCAACCCATAGCACCTGTATCTGGCCTAGGTGTTGGCTTGGCATCATAACCGCCGTTGTTAGCAAGGCCCATTGCAGTCTGCAGTATGCCGCGTGGCAGCTTGTACTTACGCTCAGCAGCTTCCCATGCAGCAGTAATCTCAGGACGTATCTCTGGAAACAACTGGCCGCGTTGCTTGCCACTGCTAGCACCACGAGCAGAGCGCGGTAGTGTTGCACTAGTTGCTACAGGTGTGTACAACCGTGGCAATGCAGTGCCAGCTTTACTCTGTGCAGGTGCTTGATTGCTACGTGCCATGAGTTCTAAAGCACCACCATCAGCACTTGCCATCGCATCATTAGGGTCTTCAACATCAACTTGTGAAGTCTTACCACTAGACGTAGGTGTGAAGTCTGTGCTAGGTGCAACAGGTGCAACACTCCCCGGTATAGTTCTAGGTGCAGGAGGTATAGGAGGTGCACTACCACCTGTACTCCCTGACATAGTTTGACCGGGTTCTAGTGGACTTGGGCCTCTAGTGTCTCTGTCATATATCTTGTGCTTAGTAGCAAACCTGTCACGTTCTTCCGACCCCATGCGGAAGCGACGTTCCCATTCTTCGTTAGCACGCTCAGTAGTATCTAAGCGCTCTTGTCTACGCAACTCGTTCTCATGCATGCGCATTTCACGATCTTGCAGACGTTCCTCTCTACGTGCCATGAGCGAATAGAACAAACGCGTAAGTGCATCCATAGCTGCAGCATTACGCATAGCAATCTCAGGCGTTAAGTCTTTAGCGTTTTGACTAGGAATGACTGCCATCGTTGCACCTATGAATAGAACGAACCTTCTGTACCAGTGTACAACTCACTATCGTCACCACCGCCACTACCACCGAAGCCACTTACACCGCCACCACCACGTGCGCCCATACCTCTGAACGCACTAGCAAGCTGCGCACCAGCACCAGCTATAGCATTGCCATAGCCCATGTTCGGTTGTGTGTAGTCGAGTGTGCCACCCTGCTTAGCGAACATGCCCGTTGCAGCATTACCAGCAGACAACAAGCCTGACTGTCCAGCAGGTAGTGTACCTTGCGTGTCAAGTGCTTGTGGTTTGTAGTTAGTCTCAGGTAGTTGACCAGCGCGTGTAGCGAACAAGTTGTAGAGATTGGCCAAGCTATTACGTCTTGTATCGGCTTCTTTCTGACCAATGCCACGAGCCATCAGCTTAGATGTTAGGGCAGCTTTAGCATACGCAGCGTTGTTCTCACGTGCCATGCTGGCAGCTAGGTCATCGAAGTTACTATTGTTACCAGTTCTCATCGCTTGTGTGAACACGCGACGACCAGCATCACCACTAGCCTCACGTATGCCCATAGCTTGTGCATTGTATAGGTCACTAGCTATGCCTTCGTCACTAGGCGTATAGGTGTTTTGTAGTTGCCGTCTGAATGTATCAGCTAGGCTTTCTTCCTCTATACCACGCGCGTAGTTGCGCTGCATAACCTTGCGGCGCATTGGTAAGTCTTCTTGTAGCACCTTACGCTGCTCAGCATCCTGCAGCGCTATCATGTCGAGCACGCCTTTACCGCCCTCGACTACCCAACCTTTACCTGGTACGAAGTGTGTACGTGTACCGCGTATGTCTGTTGTACCTAGCTTCTGCTCAGCACGCACTTTCAACGCCATAGCGATAGCTTCTTGGCGCTCTCGCTCGCGCTGCTGCATGTTCATTACATTGATAGCCCAATTCAACTGGTTAGTCTCATCTTGCGCCTCGGCATTCATTATGCCGCCAGCAAGACTAGCACCTGCACCAGCTAAACCGCCTATCAGACCAAACATTTCCATGAGTGTACTCCTTAGAAGATACCCTCATTTGTCTTAGCGTTCTGCTGCGCTTGGTTCTGGAACGTGTCATACAACGAGCTAGTTCCTGCAGTAGTTGTAGGAGTGGTAGCGTTGCCAACACGAGCAGCAGCTTTGCCAATGAGCGAGTTAACGTCGAAGTATTCCTTACCGCCCACTGCACCACGCAGTTCACCTTCAAGACCAGCTTGGCGTTCGCCAGCGTAGCTACGAACACGACTAGCCTCAGATGTGGGATCGTAGGTAGTACCAAAGTCCCAATTCGCCGCTGCATCAAGCGCTGCTTGGCGACGTTGATTGACTGAGGTAATGTCGCTCTCACGAATGCCACGACCGATGTTCTGCAAGTCGGTGTTAGCAGTGTACTTAGCAGTGCCAAGATCACGTAGTGCGCGGTCATAGACAGCTTGACTAGCTTGACCACGGCCCTTAGCTGCATCTAGATCAGACACAGCTGTGTTGTACTGCTCATCGAGGATGCTATTCAAGATGGCATCATCGCTAGTAGCACCGAAGGTGTCTTCAGCATAGTAGGGAGAGACTTGCTCATTGAATGTAGTGCGATACTTATTACGTTGACCTGTTCGCGCACTGCCTAGTATCTCATCTAAGATAGTCGGTGAGAATGCGCTAGTGTAATCCCCGCCAACTTGCAGCGATTGGTCAGCAGTGTTGATCCTGTTGGTGAATTGATCATATACACCGTAGGGATCACCGCTTTCAATGCCGAGTGAGCGTAGCCTGTTAGTACCACCAGTCAATGCACCTGTGTACGCTGCACCTTTGCTCGACTGCCAAGCAGCATCACTCGCCGCCTTTGCACGTTCTTCACGATCTCTGTCTTCTTGTGCACGGCGCTGTTCACGTTCAAACTCTTGTGCAGCTTCCCACTCACGAGCTTGCGCCTGTTCCATAGGTGACGGCTGCGGAGGTGGAACATAGCCACCACCACCTTTAGTCTCTAGCACACGTTCTTTAACCTTCTTGCGCTTCTTACGTGCGCTGTTAGGAATGTCAGTAGCATCGCCAGCGTCAGCGTGTAGCTCGTTGTCGTTCAACTTCTTCTCTTTGCGCAACGCCCACGCCGCTATGTGTGGTGCGATCATCTTCGTTACCTTTCTGCTTGATGTGTTTCACAGCGATGTAGCCTTGCTTCTTATAACCTAATCTATTCATGATGGCGATAATGCGTTCGACTATTTCAGGCTTCTCATCGTGTTCGACTTGCGTGTAGATGTGTTCAACGCCTTTGCTAGCAGCCCACTTCTCGAAATGCCACAGTAGCATTGCAGCTATCAAACCGCTGCGATGCTCAGGTACAACAAACCACATCTCCTGCTGCGCTATATCGCTAAGGCTATAAAGAGAAGGGCGAATAGTACCAACAATATAGCCCACAGGACGATCCGCGTTGTCGTAACCGATCCACGCATTGAGGTACTTCCTCTCTGGATCGCGTACACATTGCCAAACAGCACGCGCAACTGCAAGCACGCTGAATTGACGACTACCGCCGAACTCGTCGTGATGCAGTTGCGCTAGCTTCTCAATGTCCACACCTTGCTGTGGTGTGTTTAGTAGTTCTACTTTCACGGCGTCAACTTATCCTTGGCATGTTGACGTTTATACCAGCAATACCAAGCAACACTATCAGTACCCATATCACGATGATTACCGTGATAATGCCCATCAACACACGGATGATAGTGTTGAACGGTTCGCCTAATGATATGAGAGCTAACAACTGCTGCGCTCCCCACCATATCGCGCCGAGGATAATGAGTACGAAGATCAGTCCTATGATAGTACCGATCATGTTACTTACTCCTTGCTGCTTTGCGCTTCACACTGTAGGCAATAGCAACAGCTTGCTTCTGCGGCTTGCCAGCTTTGCGCTCAGCACGTATATTCGACTTGAACGCAGCTTTACTCGTTGATTTCTTCAACGGCATCTACTCTCACCTCCTTTTCGGTCCCGCTTGACCTGCACCGGGTGCGTAGTACCAACCTTCGTCAGTGTTAACGCCCCAACCACCACTCTCAGGTGCCTTCTTGACAGTGATAGTGATACCAACACCTGTTTCTTCAACAGGAGGTGGTTCTTCAATAGGAGGAAGTACGATAGGATGCTCAGGGTGTGCATCACCGGGACGACCTCCCGGCATTGGACCACCACCAACTTGAAGACCAGTGATCCACGCATAGCCAACTATCGTTGCTGGATATGGGTCGATGCTCTTGTCACGTGGGTAGATGATAACTTGCATTGAGACAGGTACTTGAGCCATTATGCAACTCCTTCATTTCTGTTGTAGGTATAAGGGAAGATCACGTGTACTTCGTCGTCAGTTTCTATCATCAACTCCTTCATCAGCCCCGAACTTATGTCGGCTACTCTGCCTGTGTCTTTGTGTGGTCCCCAATCAGCAGGGAACGCACGTAGTATGACGCCAGTCTTAGGTGCGCGTACTAGTGCTGTTTGTGTCAACAATATCTCACGAGGTGTTACATCGTAGTCCCATCGACAAGCGATGTAGTGCACACGTGGATTGAGCCTACGAGCTAGACCTGTGGTGTTAGGCGGTTGGTGTGTTAAGAACAAGAACGGCGCGTCTTCTACATCGTATATGAATGCGAGTGGTTCATCAGGACTGACGCCTTCATCCATAGGTCCACCGAACCAGCTAACATTGCCATGTAGTTCTAACAACATAACTAACGCCCCTCTCGCAACTTCTCACGAACTCGCTCAGGTGTCTCTTTTACACACAAGCCTATACCACTTAAACGAATAGCAGCGCCATGCGGATTGTGGCAGTGTGAGTGCATTGCTGGCCTGATTGCTTGCACTGCTGTACTCTCGACCCAGATAGGAGAGCCGTCGAGTTGTGTGAGCATGATGAGTGTGAGTATCATGTCATCTTTTTGTTAACGAAGTCTGCAAGTGCTAACGGCGGTTGTCCTTCCAGAGTGCGCAAACGGTTCTCATGGTCGTACAGCACCGTCGCTTCCTGTGATGCGTGCGGTGGCGTTGGTTCAGGTGGCGTGTAAGGATCGGGCACACCGCCGTCTGCGAGCCATTGCTCATAGTTGGCACGGTCGCGGTTGGCCGGATCATTGGGAATTGACGCGCCATCCTCGGTGCGGACGACAACATCAGTTGCGGTGAGTTGATAGTCTGCCATCACAACCTCGCATCACAAACTATGCCACCCGCTGCGTAAGCTGCCCCCGTTGCCGTTGCAGTTGCTTGCATTGTAATAGAGCCATTTGTTATCGACCCCGCCACAATTCCACCTGCGTTGCTGGATGACCAACCGGGAAGCGTTACGGTTGGCGCTGCTCGCATTGGTGAAAAAAGGAATGGTCCATAAATTGCCCCGCCTGCTACATTGTATCCAGAAAGAACAAAATTATTTGTCTGCCAGTATCGCCTGCACGTCATCAACTCTTGGTCGTAAGGCCGCATGATGTATGGCGAACGCGCAGCACTCGATGCTTCATTGCCGGGAAGCACGATGACGCCTGTGATCTGGAATGTGTCGCTGGTCGCGGCACCGCCGTTGATGGTCCCTGTAGCGCCAAACGCGTTGTTTGCTGCCCAGACGCCAGCAGGAATTTGATACGTCGTTCCGGCTGCAACGGCGATACGCAGCGCGAGTCCAATACTGTTACCTTGTGTCCAAGTACCAGTTACGTCACCCGGTATAGTCGTGGTTTTGTATTCCCAAGTATCGGCGGCGCTGACAGCAAACGAGAACACATAAACGCGATTGTTGGCTCCATTCGCTACGTTGCCGGAATATGAACCAGTGCGATGTGCCTTGACCCAGAAACCGATAGTTATTGGAGAAGCTACGGCGCTGCCAAACCACAATCGAGCAGTTCGATAACCTTCAATCGGATGATATATCTGAATGTAATCACCCGCACCTATTGACGCGATTGCGGTAGTAACATTGACCTTCAATGAACTGGTAAGGCCGACAGGACCATCGGCCACCTGCTGTGCCGACACCACAAAACCGCCTGTATAAACTAACCATCCATCGACAATATAACCAGATGCCGGAGTGACGAGCGCGCCGCCCTTTTCCTGACTAACCTCCATCGCGCCGTTAATCTGCAAACCGCTGTACGCCATCGCATCAAACGGCGCGGCATAAGTAACGACGCCAGATGTGACTGCATTCGCCACAAATGCAGTCGTTGCAATGGTGGTGTCATTATCACCAGCACTAGGTGTTGGTGCTTTAGGATCACCAGTGAATGTCGGGCTGGCTATTGGAGCTTTGAGAGCATCTTGGGCATTAACATATGTTATGTCGGCTTTCAGTGCGTCCTGATTATCGACGTACGTCTTGATACTAGTCTGCAACGCAGCATCAGCAGCGGTGACGAATGCTGTAGTTGCTATACTAGTGTCGTTATCTCCTGCAGTTGGAGTTGGCGCAGTAGGATTACCAGTGAACACTGGTGAAGCTAGTGGAGCCTTTGTGTCAATGTTTGCTTGTAGAGCAGCACCAGCACTATCGACGTATTCTTTGCGCGTGGCATGATTGGGTATAGTAGCTGGACTACTAAGCACAACTTGCACAAATGACGGTGTGTCGGTAGGACCAACACCAATGTTGTCAGCAGCAGCTACAGGGTCAGCAACATCGCTGAGGTTATTAGTACTCAGCATATCGCCTGCACCACTACCTGATGTGCCGGCATTGCCTGTGCGTGTGAATGCTACAGCGAGATTATCGCCGTCAGCCAGAGAACCACCATGCGCGATGTACTTGACAGTTACAGATTGCCAAGTGCCGTTGTCAACGACAGGACCGTTAACGTCAAACACTAAGAAGTTCTCAGGCGAGGCAGCATTACGCACGTAGATACTGCCACGTGATGTTAGATTAGTGCTATCATCCCAAGTGATGACCCAACCTGACACATTAGGATTGCCAAAGTCAGCACTCTGCGCACTTAGCATCAACTGCGTGATGTTAATAAGAGTAGCGTTGTTGAAGCGTACTTCGCCCATGCCGGGGTCGGCTGCAACTGTAGAAGCGTCGAAATTCCATCTGAATGCACTCTGCGCAGTTACAGCTAAACTAGCTGCTTGCTCTGCTACATCAGCACTAGTTGCTGCCTCTGCCGCACTAGCTGCAGCAGCGGCGGCGCTGTTAGCTGCATTCGTCGCTGCAGCTTCAGTGTCTAGTACTACATTGGTAGCATCAAAGACTGTTACCCAAAACACGTCGTCGGGAGGGAAGGTAGTGCTAGATGTATGTGATACGACGCACAGGTGATAGTGATATTCGCCAGTTACAACTATATCACCTAGCGCGTACACAGCACCAGCTAGCCAATCACCTCTAAACAGAGGCACACCTAGTATCTGTATAGTCCAATAACTAGGATTAGCTAAACGGTCTGCAGCGAATGTGCCAGTAGCAGCACTCGTATGAGTTACAAGGCATCTATACAGTTGTGATGTTTCGGCTTCAAATACTCTATCACCTACTACATACTGAATAGAGTTCTGCCACTCACCGCGTACAGGTGGAGTGCCTAGTTGTAAGAACATTGCATCGACTTGCGACCAGTTAGCATACTCAAGTGTATGCCAACGCGGTGTGTCGAAGTTTACGAGTTTGAAATTGTAGTTAGGAGTATAACCGCGTATATTAGCAACCATCACAGCCACCTATTGTAAGTGGCTATAAAGCCGTCAGCATATATAAGATTATATATATATACTAGCATCGCCCGCTTCGCGTGCGATGCCTCGCCGTTTGTATGTATATAAGTATCAAATAGCACATTTTCGGGCATTTGTCAACCCCTTACATAGTACAATCTACTAGCCGCCTACTAGCCGCGCACTACGCTTCCTTTCTGATACAGGAAGCTGTAAGCGCTAACTGACAGCGATTGTGTACTCTCTCCGCTTGTACGTACTTTAAGCAGTTTGCACTTAACTGGCATCTGCCATAGCTTCTGTTCACGTGTTCTACGTCCTGCGCCGTATACTTGTTGACCTGCACCATACGCGCCAGCTTCATTCGGCACGAAGGTGATAGAGCGTGCAGGAGTTAGTTGTCCTGTCGCTGCATCTCTGTATATGTTGTCAGAGAACAACTCGACTGTAAATTGTGCTTGACCATTAGCATCGGCATGTACGAAGCGCAGTGCCTTGGTATGTTGTCTAGCACCGAAATCACTCCACGGCAGTTCCCACGTGAAGCTGATAGGTTCACCTTTGTATTCTTCCCAACTATCAGGTTCTAGCTCACGAGCAGTTTGGAAGTCTGCTGCTGTTGTTGTTACATCTGCTAGACACTTGTACACTAGCCCATCATGGCTATCGAACACGCGGTCTTTGGTGTGATATGTCTGTCCACTTGTCCACGAAACGAAGTCGTACATGCCATACCAGTCAGCGTACACAGGGTTCTCAGGTGAACCATAGCGCATCATGTAGCCGTCAGGTGTGAACAAGAATGCGCGACCTTCTAGCGTACCGCAGCCGCAGTTGAACCGCAGATACTCCTTAGTCTTGAAGCGTGACCATGCAAACAGCTTCAACTGTGGTACGTAATGGTAGATGTAACCAACGGAGCCGTCGATGACTGGTTGTATAGTGACAATGTTGCCGCCGCCACTTGTGTTAGTACTCGTCGTCGTTGGTAATTGTGCATCTATCTCTATGAGTAAGTAGTTCTCACTCAACACTCCTAGGACTTTGCGTGTGCCGTTGATTTGTTCTGGCAAGATTGTGCTAAACCCTGTAGCACCTGCTATAACTACAAAGTCACCCTGCTCCAACAAGTGCGCATCGTGGCGCAGTATTAATGAATACTGTGTGAACTCATGATTAGCCATGTCTAGGTCAAAGTAGAACGGATCATCTGTCAACTTGCGTACATCTTGCGTGTCGAACTTAGGCAAATAGAAGTGCACTGTCTTGTTCTTACCATCGTAGAAGCCAAACGCCTTCAAGCGCATAGTGTCCTTACGCATACGCCCAATGTGTCTACTCAACATCGTTTCGACGTAGTTACTCACACGTTCAGGTACGACTGCGTTGCTGAGTGCTGACAACTTAGCACTAGGCACACCGTTGAAGTCCAACATGAACACATCGCTGCCTATCTCTACTATCGAACGGGGTGCATTGGAGCCGAAGCCGTTTAAGGTGTCGATGGGTTGTGGGTCGTGCTGACCTGCATCGTTGTACAGACCGAGCTTCATCATCGTTGTCGAGTTAGGAGAGATAACCAGCAGTGCGTCTTTGATCGTAGCAAACCCACGCACTGTTTGCTCAGGACTAGCAGCAATCTTAGACATGTCAATGTCAACAGCGTCGTTAGGATTAGGACTATCGCTGTAGACCATCGAAGTGTCTTTGGCCGCTATGCGTATCTCTGTTGTGTGTGTTGGATACTGTGATGGGTCGGTGTCGTGTACAGTGAAGAACCTGAATGCTGACTTGCAAGCGTCGAATGCTGGCACCTTGTCATTACTAAACGAGTTGCCGGGGTCTACTAGGTACAACACCCACTGCGTTGCATCTGTACGTGTGAAGTCTATACTCAGCGGCTTATCATGTCCGTTGCTACAGATCAACTCTTTGCCGAATATGTCATGTGCAATAAAGTCAGTATAACTCCAACCAATAGGTGCACCGGGAAGTGCTGCAGCTACCTTCTGGCTCCATATACGTTGTATAGTCTTTGTGCGGTCGATTGTCAGTATCTCACCAGCACTAGTCCACAGCAGTACGACATTAGCGAAGTAGCGACATTCAACAGGCTCACCACCTAGTGCATGTGTGTCACGTGTCCAGTGTAGAGGGAATGCACTGCTAACACCCGTAGCTGTTGCTTTACCACTTACAACTATCTCAAACGTGTTGGCATCTACTACACGACGAATGCCGTGAGTTCTGTTAAGCATCTCAGCAGTGATACCATTGAAGCTGCCACCTATGCCTACAATAGTAATGTGATCGCCAGCTACAAAAGGATGCGCAGTGAATAGAACAGAAACAACGCGGCTGTCTAGTGTAGTAGCTATTCCTGCTGCTGCTACTGTGCCACTGCTCTCTACACCTTGTTTCAACTTCAACCACATCTCATAACCGAAGCGTGGACCTGCACGGCGGTCGGTGTATGTAACCATGTTGTCGAAGACTGGTGAGAACTTGCTAGTTAAGTTCTGCTCACTGTCAACTACGTTCAACCCACCACCGAAGTCACGGATAGTAGTGTTGTTGAGCTTCGGTGTAGGCCGCGGCTGCTTCGGTCTGCCTAATGGCTTGAGCCGCGTAAGCATCTGTACCATAGTCAGGTCCACCTGTTGACAGTGCTTCGGGACGACATAACAGTATCAAGTGGAATGTTGAAAGTCTGCCGATTGAACTGACTGAGTGCATCCTGAAACAGGATGCGAAACTTGTCGCTAGCGCCGGGATTTGTGCCATCATCTTCAAGTACGTCCCAACATGTGCCTAACATCAACAACTGCGTATCCATGAATATCTCATCACTGTCTTCTTCAAAGTCATCAGGCTTGGTACGATATGTCACATACACCTTGCCAACTGTATTAGCTGGTAGCACTCTAAACCACTTTGTCTTGTTATTGCCGAGTGGTCGTAAGCTAGGATAGTTAATGTCAATGTCTCGTACATTCATTGGTGCTATTGGCAATGGTTTGTGTGATCCTTCCCAAAACACACTGTGCAGATCGCGCCAGTCTTTCAGCTTGTCATCTAGGGCATCTGTAATGGTGCCAGTGACGCCATCGAGTGTGTGTGGTTCTTGGTATGTGGTGTAGTCAGGTAACCAGTACTCACGGAAGATCATGTCGAACTTGTGCTGTACTGCTAACTGTATGCGTGGCTCTGCATATATCTGCGCGTCAAGGCCCTCTACGAGCGCCAAGCGCTGCAGCACCTTTGTAACAATGTCACCGAATGTAATCATTGTAAGCTCCCCACGTGTGTAGCGTACACGAGCGGCCTGTGTGGTGGACTAGCCACACAGACCACTCATGCCCTCTCCGCACCCTCAGAACTACGCAATCACGTGGGCCGCACCATGTAGATTGTTGCGGTCTACTACGCAGGTGAACCTGTAGCTACGCACACCATCGGGAGCTAGGTTAGGTGTGTAGGTGCCACGAGGATCACCACTAGTAAGTGTCTGTGGAGATACACCAGCTACAAGCGCACCTGCAGTTGGCGTTACATCGCTTGTCAACTCACTGAGTATCGTCGTGCCAAGTACTTTATAAGGCACTCCTAACACAGCGCCGTAGCCGACATTGATAGTTGTACCTGCAGTCAAGCCATATGCCACACTCACAATGTCGGCAAACATCTTCTTGCCGACAACAGGTGTAGCACCTGTGAGTGTGAAGCTCTCCTTCATAGCTTGACCGAGATAGTCAAAGCCGTACACAGTGACGTTAGATGTAGCAGCACCGCTAGCTACAACTGTCACGTTACGGCCATATCGGCCCATCACGCTAGGACTGAAACCGACCACTGGCGACGAAGTGCCAGCAGCAGCGATTGACTGTGCATTCAAGATACCTGTAGCAAGCGCTGCAACAGGTGCAGGAATGTCAACAGTAGTAAGCCCATCGACGCCTACATCAGCCGCGTAGCAACACGCTTCTACACGGTTGTTGATGCGACGCATACCGGGGATAGCAACTTGTACCGCCATGTGTCTATTCCTCTACTTGCTCTGGCTCTTTGCTCGCAAGCAACTTCTCTACTAGCGACGGGTCGCTTTCAACAAGCCGCGTGAGAACATCGAGCGCTGTCTTTTGTTTGTCTGACAATGCAGCATTCATCTGCTGCATTCCTACTGGTGTATCGTCACCGCCTTCGATCAACATGGGAACAAGGTTACGGTCGAGCTTCAAACGCACAACATCTTCGTGCGACAGAAATACGCTATCACCACGCAAAGTGCGAACCATGTAGCCTTCAACCTCTACATCGGTAGGCACAATGCGGAAGCCTATCTCATCTTTCACAGTGCGATTGACTACAGTCTTACGCTTCATAGGCTCTATAGTGTATGCAGGAACGGGCTTCTTACGCTCGTCCATGCTATATGCTGCGCGCTTCTCTTGGAAGCTCACCGTTGAGGGCGTTTCAGCCATTGCTTGCTCCTATGCTATACAGTGTATAGCGTTGTGGTTAATCGTTGACGACTGCGTGTGTGCGGTATTGCTTCCACGTGCAGAATTGACATTGCGTGATGACACGCTGGCCGTAGCCGTCGATTGTCCACGGTGCTGTCAAGTCAACATTCTTCATGTTGTTGTCACCGAGGATGTGTAGACGGAGGTAGGTGTCATTCAGGAAGTATGCACGATCAACTGGACAGCTTTCATCGTAGATGATCGGCACACCATTGTGACTGACACCATCAAAGCCAAGGTCCATCATGCGCTTGCCGCTGCTGGTGTTGGTAAGTGGTATGGTAAGCTTGCTACGAACAGCAGCACGATACAGGCGGTAGTGATTACGACCAGCAATGATGACTTTGGGGCGCTCTGTCCCTTGTTTAAGGTCGAGCAATACATCGTCATATGCTTCTTCAATGTTGGTGCTGTTGAGAGTACCAGCAAAGTCATACGACGAAGGTCGCCACTGCACTTCCAACGCACGATCCACACCGGCAAGAGAGCCAGTAGTAGGATCGTCAGGTATAAGGAGCGCAAGACCATTAGGATCATTGCCGCCACCCAAGCCGTAGAGGTAGCCTGAGAACTTCTCTTTGATGCTAAGCTCAAGAGCCTCAAGTTTGCCCTGAAGCAGCTTAACTGCAGCTTGCTCACCTTTGTTCTCGTCTTCCTCTTGGTTAGAGATGATGACTGTGCCAGCTATACGTGACCAGCGATACTCAAGTTTGATGAACTCTTGAGTTTGCTGCACTGGTAAGCTGTCATAGTACTGATAGCTGCCCACTGTCGGATTTCTGCCGGTCAACAGTGGATTAGTGATGTTGTAACCGCTGCTTTCATTCTCAATGCGGTCACGTGCGAAGCACCACGCCATGAGCGCGTTGCTCTGCATAGCTGCTACAATGAGCTTCTTACGCGAGCGCTCGATTGTAGTAGCAAGTACGTTTTGGAGTACAGGCATTGTGTCTGTGTCCTACTTGTTGTTGAGTTCTGTGAAGACCGCTGCAGCAATGTCACGCCACGGTGCATTGCTCTTGAAGTCTGCACGCGAATTTGTAGTGCTTTGAGTAGGAACGTCGCTTACTCCACGCATACTGCCGGGAGTTGACCTACTTCTACCATTGCCGCCACGTTGGCGCTTCATAGCAGCCTCGATCTGTGGTCGGAGTGGTGTTGTAAAGTCGAAGCCTCTGCGTTCTACCCAACTGCGAAGCTCAAAGTATGCACGCTCTGGCGTCAAGCCATGTTGTGCTACTAAGTTGCTGATTTCCACACCATGTGTCTCAGCATGGGGATGACTAGCAACAAATTCCTCCATCTGCACTTGCGCAGTTTCAGCAATTTGTGCTTGTCGCTGTTGCTGTTGCGTTTGCCGCTCTAGCGGGCCTAGTCTACGGTCAAGTTCATTGGTAATGACACGAGCATTGATGCTAGGAACAGCGTCATTACCAAACAACTGCTCCATTGTCACGCCTGTCGATAGCACACGCGCTACTATGTCGCGCACTGCCATGATAGGGTCTTTCTCAGCCATAGCACGTAGCTGTAGCGCTTCCTGTGCCATCTGTGGCGACAGGTTGTTCTGCTTCATTACATCGTCTAACACTTTGTACTGCTGGAAGTGGGTTTGCATCTGCCTGAGTTGACGAGATGCTTGGTTAGCTGCGTACTGTGCTCTGTTGAGGTTGTACGCAAGTTGCTTCTCTCGCCTAGTCGCTGCAACCACTTGCCCATCTTTACCAAGAAGTTCTCCTTTAGGCCCTTTCTTGGGTTTTTCAGGGAATAGCTGTTCTCCATCACCTCTTGACTTGCCTCTATGTACGTCTGATCCAGTTTCTCCCTCTCCCTCAGACTGCGGAAGTCTATGCCCATCACTCTCTCCCTGTTGTTGCTCTAACGGCAACTCTTGCTGTTGTTGTCCTTCATCGCTGCCACTGCTGTCACCTTCAGGCACAGCGGGTTGTTGATCTTGAATGCCAAAGCTGTTGCCAACAGCATCCATCAGGTCTTCTTGTTCTTTGGGCATTGTAGCCTCCTATACTGCACACGCTGTGCACTAAGCCGCAGCACCTTGCTGCATTTGTTGTATCAACTGCGATGCTATGTCAGCAACACTACGGCCACGAGCGAGTTGTACGCCGAGATGTTGTTTCAGTTCAGGCGGTAGACCGTCGATTAGGCGAGCTACCTCCTGTACGATTGATGCAATGTCGTCAATCTGTGGTCCACTAGCACCTTGACTGCCACCGCCGCCTTGACCACCACCAGCACCTTGCGGAGCGCCTTGTTGTCCACCTTGTGCAGCCATAGCACGTTCGTGCATACGTTGCATCATGGCCTCTTTACCTTGCGCGTCCTGTTGTTGTGCTTGTTCTTCACCGGGAGCAGGTCCACTTGTCTCTTTGATGATGCCTTTGTAGATTAGCTCCCAATCTGTCTGACTTATGACAGCATTATCGAATGCTGTTGCTAGAACCTTGAGAGCAACTACCGCTGCAATGGGTGTCGCACGAGTGAATTGACCGATGATCTGCGAAATTTGCAGTGCTTGCTCCTTTTTCGCCCTAGAAGTAGGTTTGAGAGTGCTACCACCCACAACACGAGGCGTGAATGTCGTCCGAATTGAATTTGCATCCATCTTCTCCCAAGTTGACGCCATTTCATCACCGAGTAGTGTAGCAACTTCCTCTTTTTCCATGAATTGCAGGCACATTTGTGCTACTAGCCACAGAACTGTGCCTACGCTGTCTTCAATAGCGTCCATCTTCTCATCAGCGCGTGTCTGTGTTTGGCTCTCGTAGCTCTCTATTGCTCTGTTGGTGGTGTTTGTCTTGTACTCGACACCACGTTGGACGCTGGTGACACCGGAGAGGCGGTCAATGGCCTCAAGAACAGGCTTCTTGTCAAAGAATTTGATGGCGTCGGCACTAGGTGGTAGTAATGGGCCGAGTACATCACCGAGCTTCTTGCCCTCTGGCAAATCCAAGCCGATTGTATTACTATCGAGTGTGCCAGAGATAAGACTTTCGAGTACGTCTGCGCTCTTGAGTGCGTTCTTGTCATATGCTACCTTACCTGCAGCGAAGCGACGTACTTTAGACCACTCATTGTTGATGATGTTTATGTCATCCTGTTGATCTAGATAGTAGGTAACTTCGCCCTTCGCGTACATAGTGATTGGATCAGTGTGGAACTCCATTGGCACCACACTAAAGAACTGGTCAAGTGAATAAGGATCATCCCATACCCACAGAGGATAGCACCAGTCATTGCAGTTGTATAGTTCAACTCGTCTTGTGACCTTATCCCATACATAGCACACCTTTGTCATCTGTGCTGCGAGGAAGCTGCGTTGGTCGCTGTAGCCGTACTTGGCATATTCGCTAGTGCTGTAGCTGAATAGCTGGAAGTTGTCTGTCTGACCACGTTCGCCTTGATCTGGACTGACACCAGCTTTGATGACGTTGGTAGGACTAAAGACGCTCTCCCACTCATCGCTGTTAGGCTTCTTGCGTCCGTACTTAGCACGCAGTAGTGATGTGTACATCAAGTCTTCAATCATGACCCAATTACACGTGCCACTAAGGTCTAAGTCGGTAGCTGTTGGATCGACTATTACTTGGTCTGGACGGCGTACTTTCACCCACGGACCACTAGGTGTGAGCATGTCAATGGTTTCTTCCAACGCTAGCAGCTTGCCTTCGCACTCCTTAATGTCCTTCTGCGACTTGGCTTGCTCTAGCTCAGCACTGAGTTTCTTGACTTCCTCTAGTGCTGCCTCACTGCTCTGCTCACGTAGTGTGTAACCACACTCGAACCAGCCTACATTGGTGAGTGTAGTGCTGACGATGTTGCGCTTGACCTTGCGTTTGAGGTTGAGGCCGGGAGATGTTTTCTTAGCGGCGAGTACGTTGACTAGCTTCTCAAGTGTGCGCTGGCGTGGTTCATCTGCTTTGTCTTCACTAGTAAACTCGGCCTCCGGGTTTTTAGTGAATAGCATAGGAACGAGAGCGCTGACGTTCGCAAATACCAAGTTCTCAGTGCTGTCAAACGTACCTTGGAGGGGTTTACCGGCTGTACTATCTTCCTCAGTTCGTGATGGAGCATTAGTACGGGTATGGTCATGTCTGTAGTACCTATACGCCTCCGACCACGCATCTGTGTTCTTGCTCATTGCAGACTTGCCCTGATCGTAGCGCGAACGCCACAACGGGCCACGATGCTTAGAGACAGGTATCTTGCTTTCACCTATGACACGATACATAGGCTGGTCATCTACTACAGCATTAGGATCGGCTGTGACACCTTCATAGGTGTTGTAGTCGGTAGCAGGTTCCGCGGGCGGAGGATTGCCGTAGTCGTCAGCCATTAGACAAACCCTTTGTCAGTAGCAAGCCACATAGGCATTGTGAATGTGCCATCGTTGTTGTCTTCAACTTGCGACTTTGGCACCCACGCAGTTGTCTTACCATCGTACAAGCGTAGTGCTTTCTCTGTCTCGCCACGTACTTCTGCAGCCATGTCGAACAGTTCACGCTTAGTTGACTTTGTATTAGCCATAGCGATGTGCTCTTGGGTTCTCAGCGCTGCGGTCTTTCTCTTGCCACAGCATCCACGAAGGTACACGCTCATTCGCAGGGATTGCGTACTTGCCTATATCTGGCATCTCACTGAGTAAGTACTTAGTCATGTCCATCGCATGATCGTTGCGATCTGTTGGTTTGTCTATACGCTCGCCACTAGTAGACTGCTGCCAGAAGTATCCTGCAATCTCGTCTGTCCACCAATCGAGCTTTGCGTTAACGAGCAAGCGCGGGGAGCCAGCCACACGGCGAATAGGATGAAGCAGGCGATGATTAAGATTAAGATAGCTTCCGACCTTAATAATCCCATTCGCCACATCGTTGTTTCCACGACGCATACGTATGTCGTCGTCTTTGAACATGTCAGCTATCGTCTTCCCCACGGTGCGTTTGTTAACGGTCCTACGTCCGAAGATGGATGGATCGGCGTTGATCTTGTGCATGTCGTCAAGTTCAGCACTCCAATCGGCACGTATACGCCGTATAGCACTAACTTGTTGGTCGATTGACATTTCCTTTTGGTAGAAGCCATCACATAGTATGACATGCTGCTCAGGTGTAACGAACGCAAGACCGTAGCAACTAGGCTGCGCTTGACCATAGTCGTAGCCTTCTATCCACGTGGGATGGTAGTGTGTCTCTACATACGCATCCAACAGAGCGTGTATGTCGCCTTCCTGCAGTAGATGTACAGACGTATCGTATTGGGGGTACACCAAACCCTCATACGCAACCCACCGTCCGAGCAAGAAACGATCACGTTGCTGCCCTTGATACATCGTTTCAAGGGTTTGGATGAAGTCACCGCCTTCAGCTTCATGCACATGGCGTAACTCGTAGGTGCTGCCTTCGACAACTTCTATTAACAACTGCGGCTTGCCATCTTCACCGAGTACTGGCTTACGGTCTATGTCACGAGCGCAGATGAGGTCGTCAGTCACAACGCCAGTTGCTTTGTACTGTTGCAGTGGGCGCACGAGTTTGGTGTAGACCCAATTACCAGTTGGATTGCATGTCAACATCATCCAACGTGGGCCAGTGACAGGCATCGTAGCATCTTCACCAATGTAACGAGCGCGACCACGCAAGCGACCGAACAAGTCGAGGAAGTCCTTGTGCGTGATTTCAGGGTCTTCAACTTGATCTACAATGACCCAATCGAATGTTGCTGACAGCAAGTTAGAACTACTGCTCTCAGTCTTTGTCCCTTGCTGTGCGATGTAACGGAAGTACACAGTGGTGCCGTTCTTGAGATGGCAGATGTTGTCACCGTTCTGTCCTGTGCTAAACGACACTATCCACTTGGGGGGACACCACTTGAGGAACTCTTTGCGAATAGTGTCGTTTAGTTTCGGATAGGTTGAGCGTGATATAAGACCAGTGCTACCGGGGTACATGTCAGCGAGTTGTAGTGCCTTGATAACGGCTGCAGTAGTCTTACCATTGCCGAAGCCACCGCCGTAGATTTGCACCTTGGCGCGTGAATGCAAGAACTTGTCCTGCAAGCTGTTCTCCTTCAACAGCAACTCAGGACGTTCAGCAACTTGTACAGTGCGTACACGCGCCATCAGTTGAGCTTAGCCCATGTAGTTGTGCCCTTCTCCAAGGCACGGTAGAGTTCAAAGGTTGTAGTGTTCAACTGTATCTGACCTGCAAACAACGATGCACCGCTAGGCACACCTGCTGCGGCAGTAGTAGGCATGCAGTAACTCACATCAACTACACCGACGAAGCCATTGGCTTTGATACCTTGGCCGTCTTTATTCGGTACGATTGCCATTGTTCTTCTCCCTTAGTGGAGTAACGTCTTTAGCATCTACGTCGATTGTTGGCATTGTCTTCGGTTGTGCTATCTCACGTATGTGGCGAATTGTCAAACCGCCCTCAAGCGAGTGACGGTGTTCCATGACTTGTTTAGGACTAAAGCCACCACGGTCAAGCATGTTCATGTACACACGCGCCTTCGTGGCAGGTTTAGTTTCTTCGTCTTCAAGAATGTCCTCTAAGCCATCGAGAGCCTTGGACGACATGCGCTCAATGCGCTTCTGCACGTTGTCAGCTTCGAGTGTAGCGAGGTTGTCTTTGATGAGGTGATCTAGCTGCTGGAACAGTTGTAGACCTTTAATCATGTCTACCTGTGACAGCTTCAAGCCTGTGGCGTCTGCAATCTCTGCATCGTTTATACCGAGTATAAAGTATAACCACACTACACCTGTAGTGGTTACAGCTTTAGTATCAGCGGGTAGATCAACAAGGCCACGCCGTATAGAGCGGTTATTGCGATCACGACCGCGAACAACAGCCGCTTCGGGAGGTTGTTTAGTGCGCGTTGTCTGTTGTTGTATAACTGCCTCTGGCGATGTAGACGGAATAATCGCTTGACCAGTTCGCGTGTCGATGACGAGGCCATTGGCAAGTGGTAAATCTGGCATTGTTCATTACACCCGCCGTCTACGTGCAGTGGGCGTTGCTGTTGGTCCCTGTGCACCACGTGCTGTAGGCATGTTAGCACGATAGGCGTTAGCGATGACAGCAGCTATACGTGGATCGGCAGTAGGTCCACCACGCATAGGTATACTAGGTGCCGAAGGGCGCATCGGGCGTGCAGGGCCACTAGGCATACCACGTGCTGTTGGTACATCAGCATTAGGATCACCTGCAGCCTGTTGCATCATTGCTGCACTAATGAGATCATCCATACTACCGCCAGCACCGCTAGGCATACCACCGCGAGGCATCGCTGTTGCTCCTTGTTGTTGTGGGCTAGCTCCTGCAGGTACTTGTTCACTTTCGCCCTCAGCTTCTTCATCATCTGGCGTGGGTTCAGCGGCTTCGTCGTCAGGAGCAGCAGGTGCAGATGATGGCGGTGATTGGGCATCATCGGGAGATGACTGGTCTTCGGGACTTTCACCACCATCATCTGCTTGAGTAGACGGCTGCGCGGGGTTGCCACTGGCATCATCTGCAGCTTGATCTACCCAATTCTCTGCAGCACTCTGCACTTGTTCAGGAGATACTTGAATGCCCATCTGTTGTAGTGTAGCAGCAACTTCCTCAGGCGACATTGCCATGAGTTGCTGCAACATGTCGCCTATGTCCACAGCGCCAGCGCCTTGTTGCTGTTGTAGGGCTTGCAGTACTTGTGGCGATAACTGTGTCTGCGGTTGTGACTGTGACTGTGGCATAGCTGCGGGCATTACTTGTGCTCCGGTTCCTTATGCTCTTTGGCGAATGGATTGATGTTGACGCCAGCAGCTTTAGGAGCAGCTTCAGGCGGCGGAATAGGTGCTGCAGTAGGAGGTGGGTCTGCTGGCACTGCTACACCACCAGCCATGCCCCACGCTTCGTACTCACGGCGGTCGAAGTCGTTAGGATCGTTGGGAATGTGTAGACCGTCTTTGGTGCGAATGACTACATCGCCGTTAGTGAGCTTGTAGTCTACAGGAGCTTCAACAGGCGGTTCACCTGCTTTAGCCTTCGGTGGGGGAGGGTTAGTAGGCTTCTTCACTTCAGCTTCTTTGACTGCTGCAGCCATCATCGTTACTCCTATCGCTGTTGGTCAGTTGATAGTACCTGCTTTACCACCACCACCATTACCTGACTTGTCTACAGGGTAGATAGCAGGAGCGAAGGTGGGTTGATATATTCGATTGAGTGCTACAACATCTGCAGCGGTTGTAGCGCGATTGATGAGTGTGGTTGCCGAGATGGGCACTTGACCGCCCATGTTCAAGCCATCAGCTTGTCGCGCTGTTACATATGATTGTGTAGCTGTAGCGTTAGCACCGGGAGCTACACCATCGAGTGCTACCATTGCAGCACCTACGTCGCGTTGTGCAGTGGGAAACATGATGCGTGCTAAACCACGTGCGGCTGCTGACGGCTCATTGAGTAGAGCGTATGGCTGCGCGAATACGTTGTCCCACAATCCTGCCCATGATGGCATAGTAGTACTCCGTGTGGTTGAAGCTGGTTGTGTCTATCATCGGCCATAGCACAAGATGTGGTATTTGTCAATAGAAAACAACACCATAGGCTGTGATAGTCCGGCCCGAAGGGCCGGTTGGTGGACTTACCAACTACCTAGACTTACATACACAACTACTCACAACTACAACGACTTGCATGTAGTTCTACATGTGCTATACTAGCTGTGTTGTGTTGTAGTAAGCTACCAACTGGGCACTCGTCGTTGTAGTTGTTATAACTACCACGGCGGGTGCTCTTTTTCATTTATACACTGTATAGACTACGACGACGTTGTATAGACTATACACACTCAAGTACTCACAACAGCGACGAGTTTGGTTTGTTGCATATAGCAATTCAACAATGCGAGGGGCTTGAGACAGAGCTTCTATTCCGTCCGCGTGCCTTGTGGCTGTGGCAGTGTTTGGGAATTGGCGGGGGACTACCTCCTCTACTTCACACCACGCGCACTCACACCTAGCAGTGATGCAGCTATGCAATGCTACACCTGCCGCGCGATGATGTATGCACTACAGACATAAGTCACTGCGATGCAGCGGGGCGCATTGTCCCACCATGCACCTCTACATCATCACGCCATGTTCACGCTATAGCTGCTATGGCACACTTCACCGCTGTAGTTTTATACACTGTATAATCAACAGCCATATTGCCCGTTTAGAGAGTGCTACTTTATGATGAGTTGCATGTGATTTCAGAGTGTGTATACTAGCTA